CCCGGCGCGGTTTATCTTCGAACTCTGCGCCCGGCAGAGCGGGAAATCGTTCGCCGCCAGCCTGGCCGGCGTGTTCGACGTCGCGAAGAGGAAGACCTCATGGGTCTGGCTGTCCAGCGGCGAGCGGGCGAGCAAGGAATTGATCGAGAAAGGCGCGATGCATGCGCGGGCGATCGGCGCGGCGGCGAAGATCCTGCAGGAGGATTACGTCGTCGAAGAGGGCCGGTTCACGAGCCACGTCCTGCAACTCCCCGGCGGGCGGATCGTGGGTCTTCCCGCCAACCCCGCAACGGCGCGCGGCCATTCCGCGAACGTCCTCCTGGATGAGTTTGCTACTCACCGGGATTCGCGGGCGATCTGGACGGCCTTGTTCCCGACCATCACCCGGGGCTATCGCTTGCGGATCGCGACGACGCCGATGGGGAAACAGAACAAGGCCTACGATCTCTGGACGGACTGGAGCGAGCGGGCGGCCGCGGGCAATCCCGCGTACTCGTGCCGGAAGATCACGATCTACGACGCGGTCGCCGGTGGTCTGGTCCTGAAGGACCATGAGGGCAACCCGACCACGCCCGAGCAGCTCCGTGAGGCGCTGGGCGATGACGAGGCCTGGCAGCAGGAGTACCTGTGCGATTTCCTTGACGAGGCCACGGCATGGTTGAGTTACGACCTTATCGCCGGGATCGAGGATCCGGAAATGGAGGCGATGCCCGGCTGGGCCGTGCACCTGGTGGCGGAGGCCCAGGAGAGGTACCGCGATTATCTGCGGACCAAGGTGGATCCGGGCTTGGACCCGGGTCTCCTGGAGGATCTCCGCGGGATTGAGGGAGTCTACCTGGGCCTGGACATCGGGCGGAGGCGGGACTTGACCGTGTTATGGCCGCTAGTTGAGGTTGGGCGGATCCTGCGTTCTCTGGCCATGATCGAGTTGGCCCGGCAGCCGTTCTGGATCCAGCAACGGATCCTGTTCCATCTGCTGGCCATCCCCGGGATGCGCCGGGCCTGTATCGACTGCACCGGGATCGGCGCCCAGCTCGCCGAGGCCGCCCAGGAGCGGTTCGGTGAATGGAAGGTCGAGGCCGTCACGTTCACCGTCCAGGCCAAGGAGGCCCTGGCCGGGGCGATCAAGCAACGGCTGGAGGATAGGCAGGCCGCGATCCCCATCCTGCCGCACGTCCGGACCAGCCTCCACAGCGTCAAGCGGATCCAGACCACCACCGGGCATTTCCGATTCGACGCCGAGCGGAGCGAGCAGACGGGCCACTGTTACGACGCGGCCACAGAATTGCTTACCCGACAAGGGTGGATGCGCTTCGCCGATCTGTCTGAAGCCGATGAGGTAGCGAGCCTGCGAGATGGCGTCCTGACCTTCGAGCACCCGACGGAATGCCAGCGCTTTGAGTACGATGGAGAAATGATTCGGATCCTCAACAAACAGGTGGATCTGCTGGTGACCCCAAACCATCGGCTCTGGGTCCGGCTTCCTCACGCCCGAAGCTTCGGATTCATGGAGGCGCGCCTCCTGGTCGGGACTACGGCGCTAATCGAGTTCGCCAAAGGGGCGGACTGGCACGGCACATCGAGAGCGAGTATGTCTGTGGGCGACGAGAATATCGCGACCGTAGACTGGTTGCGGTTCCTGGGCGCGTTCCTTTGCCATGGCTTTTCCTCCACCCATTATCGGATTGGGATCTACGCGAAGGACCAGCAGATCCTCGCCGAGATTCTCCGCCCCCTCCCGTGGGCCTTTTGGGAAGAAGGCGGCGAACAGTGCCACAGCCGCCGAATAAAGAGCCGTGCGCTGTGGGAATACTTGCGCCCCTTGGGCCGCCAGCCCGATCGGTATATCCCGCGGGAGTTGCTCGACCTCCCAGCGGATCAGCTTAAGTGGCTGCTGGACGGTCTCATGTGGGGCCAGGGCCAGAGGGCGACGAACTGGGCATTCACGACGTCGAGCCAGCGGCTCGCCAATGACGTCCAGGAATTGGCCCTGCGCCTCGGAATGGCTGCGTCGGTCAGGATCTGGCAGCCATCGGTCCACGGGAAGAATCGCCGCACGATGTACCGCGTCAGTTTCAATCGGGAACGACTGACCCCGCAGATCAACAGGCGGCGGCGCAGTGTGACCCTGGAGGAATACTCGGGGGAGATCTATTGCTGCACAGTCCCCTCCGGCCTTCTGTATGTCCGCCGGAATGGGGTACCGGTTTGGTGCGGAAATTCAGACCATTTCTGGGCCCTGGCCCTGGCCTGCCAGGCGGCGTCGACCCCGGCCTGGATTGCCGAGCACCAAGGATCCGGCGAGCGGCGGGCGAGCGCCTCGGCCTATGAGGGGGGGGCCGGGGCCGGGATGACTGATCGGGAGTTTCTGGTGGCTGGCGCCAGGGCCGAAAAGCGCCCAGGAGGCCTCGATGGCTTCTGATGGTCATCCCTATGGGGAAACTCCGCACGTTCGGGGTTTAAGGTGCCATTGCGGGGCAAGGATGGCCAGATCTGGACGCGGTCCGGCCCGGAAATGGTGCTCGGACGCTTGTCGGATGCGGGCCAACCGCCAGGCCGAGGCTGCCCGCCGTTCTTCGGTCTCCCGTCGCCGGTCCGAGGCGCACCAGATGATCGATCTGGGGGCGATGAGCATCCCGGAGCGACAGCGGGCCCTCTTCGGGGCGGCGCGGGCCGCCATGAGCCATCAGCCATGAGCCACGAACCTTCAGCGCGGGTCGGTCGGAGCTACGCCTCCACCCAGGGTTCGCGGTTCGAGGTTCGAGGTTCGAGGTTGGGAACCGCAGCACCTCGAACTGGCAACCGCGGGATCTCCGCATCCTTCACCGAGAAGCCGGCGCCGGATCAGGTCATCGAGATTGCGGCGGTCGGCGACGATTCGTTCGCGCGATCGCTCGGCTATTATTCCGGCGACATCCAGCTCAACCCAGATCCGATCCTCCGGTCGCAGGCCGGCAGCCGGGGTGTGGACCTTTTCCAGGAGATGGAGGACAAAGACCCGAACATCTTCAGCGATCTCCAGACGCGCAAGCTGGCCGTGATTGGCCTGGACTGGGAAATTATCCCGGCCAGCCAGGACGCGGGCGACGTGGCCGCCGCTGAATTCATGGGCGATGTCCTGGATGGCCTGCGCGGGTTCTCCGACGATCTACGCGAGCTGCTCGACGCGGTCGGCAAGGGATACGCCATCTCCGAGATCCTGTGGTCCGCGCGCCCGGACGGACGGATCGGGATCGCCGAGATCAAGAGCCGCCACCAGCGCCGGTTCGTTTTCGACAAGGACGGCGCCCTGCGCCTCCTGACCGAGGCGGATCTCACCGCCGGCAACCCCGTCCCCCCGAGGAAGTTCCTCGTGCACACCTTCCAGGCGGAGCACGAGAATCCCTATGGCCGCGGCGTGCTCTCGCGGGTCTACTGGTACTACTGGTTCAAAAAGAACGCGATGAAGTTCTGGGCGCTCTACGCGGAGAAGTTCGGCGGACCGACGGCCGTGGGCAAGTACCCGGCCGGTACGGATAGCGGCCCGCGCGCAGCCTTACTCTCGGCCCTGCGGGCGATTCAACAGGAGACGGCCGTCACCATCCCGGCGAATATGACGATTGAATTCCTCGAGGCCCAGCGCCGGGGATCCATTGATACGTACAGCGAATTTCTGGCCTACCTCGATCGGCAGGAGACGAAAGCAATCCTGGGCCAGACCTTGACCAGCGGCGAGGGCGAGCGGTCCGGCTCACTCGCCTTGGGCCGCGTCCACGCCGAGGTCCGGCAGGACATCCTCGAGGCCGACACGGAGAGCCTGCGAGGTGTGCTCAACAGCCAACTCATCCCCTGGCTCGTGGACTGGAATTTCATCGTCGCGGCCTACCCGAAGTTCATCTTCAAGCTCGACCCGCCCGAGGACCTGGTCCAGCTCGCGACGCGGGACAGAACGTTGCAAGCGATGGGTGTCCCGATCCCCCGTTCCTACGTGCAACGCCGGTACGGAATCCCCGAGCCGGAGGGACCGGATGACGTCCTGGAGGCGACAGTGACAGGGATAGGGACAGGGATCGGGTTCGGCGAGGGGCACGTGGACCGGATATTCCACGGAACCGATCGTCTCCTGCGCAGGAGGGGACGATGACGAGCCGGCACTTGGAGCGGATCGAGCGGGAGACGGGCGCCCTGGTGGACGGCGCCGTCCTGCGCGGGGCGCTGGCAATGGATCGGCTCGCGGACCAGGTCCTCGAGGCGGTCCGGCGGTACGATTCTCTAACCGCCATTGCAGCGGCCTTAAAGGCCCCTGAAACGTTGATTGACCAGGTGGCCGTGGCGCCGCTGCTGACCGCGCTCCTGGCCTCGATGGTGACGGGGGATCTGCTAGGCAGATTCCACGTGACGGGTGAGTTGCGGTCCGCCCCAGGCAGGTTCCGGTTTACGCGCCAGGTGGAGACAGCGTTTCCCGGCCAGACCGCGTTTGCGGCAGGGATGCTGGGCAGCATCGAGGTCGAGCCGCTGCCGCCCGAGGAGGCGATCGCGCTCTTCCGGGACAAGATCCCGATGACGCGATCGGCATTCGACCGGATCATCGATGCCTATCGTGGCCGGGCATTCACGATCGCCGGCCAGCAGACGACTAAGGCGGTTTCAGTGGTCCAGGGGTGGCTGGATCGAGTCCTTGAACACGGATTGACGCTCAGGGATTTCCGGGATGGCCTCCAGGAGGCGGCCACGGCCGGCGGGATCACGGCGGTGAATCCCTACCATGCGGCGACCGTCTTTGAGACCAATGTCCAGACGGCCTACAACGCGGGCCGGTACGAGATGTATCACGCGCCGGAGGTCGCCGAGGCCTTCCCCTTCTTTCAGTACCACACGGTCGGCGACGACCGGGTGCGCCCGGCGCATGCCCAGATGGACGGCTTCATCGCCAAGCGCGACGATCCGGTCTGGGACATCTGGTGGCCGCCTTGCGGATTTAACTGCCGCTGCACGGTGACGGCAATCAGCGCGGTCGAAGCAGATCGGGATGGGATCCGGCCGAGCCGGCGGCAGGTCCCGCAGCCGGATCCGGGTTTCGCGGGGAACGCGGCGAAGGCGATTAGGACAGCAGGGCTGTCCTGATGGGGTTCGACGGTTCGAGGTTCAAGGTTCGATGTTCAGGCCCGAAAACCGCAGCACCTAGAACCTAGAACCGGGAACTCTCGCGAAGCGAGCGGAGCGAGCCATGCGAGCGAAGAAGGCGAAGGCACTGCGGCGGGC